AGGTCGTAGAGGCATATCAGACTTCAAGGTCGTTTGCGATGGAACAAACAACGATGGCCAAGTTATTGATGCTAATCAGTTTGTTTGCGACATTTACATTAAGCCGAATCGTTCTATAAACTTCGTACAGTTGAACTTTGTAGCTGTAAGAACGGGTGTAGAGTTCTCCGAAATTGTTGGATAAACTAAGTATTTTCAATAATTAATGATAAATAGAATAAACAAGCAAGGAGAAACAAATGGCTTTTAATGTAAGCGACTTCAGAGGTCAGCTTGAATTTGGAGGGGCTCGCTCCTCCTTATTCGAGGTTCAAATATTTAATCCAGTAAACGCTACTGGTGATCTTAAAACTCCATTTATGGTACGAGCTGCCCAGCTTCCTGGAGCAACATTGGGAACTGTTCCTATAAGCTATTTTGGAAGACAGATCAAAGTAGCTGGTAACAGAACATTTGATGCGTGGACTGTTACAATACTCAACGATGAAGACTTTTTAATCAGAAATGCTATTGAAGAGTGGAACAATCAAATCAACACATATGAAGGTAATTTGCGAGCAACTGGTGACTCACCTGCAGCTTACAAATCCACTGCTCTTGTAAAACAATTCTCCAAAGGAGGGGATATTATTAGAACATATGAGTTTGACGGTTTGTGGTGTTCTGATATAGCTCCTATTGATTTGTCTTGGGATACAGAAGGCATTCAAGAATATGCTGTAACCTTTCAATACGACTACTGGCGTGTACAAGACGGAGCGACTGGTAACGCTGGTGGTGTTTAACATATTGATATAAGGTAGAATTATGGCTAATCAGTTGTATCCAAAGGCAAAGGAAGACTTCCTAGCTGGAAATTTGAATATGTCAAGCAACACAATTACGATTGCGTTGATTGATACTGGCGTCTATACATTCAGCACTTCTCATGAAGACAGGGCAGATATTCCGAATAGCTCAATATTAGCAGAAGCTAATCTTGCCAATCAAACCATTACAAGTGGTGTTTTTGATGCTGATGATGCAACCTTCGCTTCAGTATCAGGAGTTAATTGTGAAGCATTGATTGTGTATCATACTGACGTGCAAGGGGGCAACTCTGCATCGAGGTTGATTGCTTATATTGATACAGCTACAGGCCTACCTATTCTACCAAATGGTGGAGACATTACTGTACGATTCTCCAGTGGTGCTAGTAAAATATTTGCACTTTAGTAAGATAGTATAGTATAATACACGATTAGAGGGGGTGCTAAATACTACAGTACCCCTTTTTTTTCGTTTTTTAGGTTGAGAAATGCAACTGTTCGGATTTGAGATAACAAGGACCAGTGCTGAAGAGGCTGAGAAGCAAAACCTTCAAGCAATCGTCCCAGCTAATCAAGACGAGGTCGTCCAAGAGATAGCGCCAGGCGGTATCTATGGAACCTATCTTGATCTAGAAGCATCTGCTAAGACAGAAGCTGACCTTGTGACAAGATATCGCGAAATGGCTATGCAGCCAGAATGTGATGCTGCAGTAGAAGATATAATCAACGATGCAATCATCATGGAAAACAACGTATATCCCGTAGAGGTTATACTTGATGAATCCAAACTTCCAACCCGTGTCAAGAAAATTGTCAGAGAAGAGTTTGATAGGCTTCTCGAAATTCTAGATTTCGGAAACAAAGGGTACGAAATATTTAGACGTTGGTATGTTGATGGTAGAGTATACTATCAAATAGTAATCGACAAAAATGATCCAAGGGAAGGAATTAAAGAGCTCCGATATATTGATCCTCGCAAAATCAAAAAGATGCGAGAGCAAAAAAAGAAAACAGATTCAAGCACCAAACTTGATCTGTATCCCGATGCTCGCGAGTTTTACATATACAATCCCAAAGGCATAACCAATCAGCAGCAAGGTATAAAGATTGCTCCTGATAGCATATGTTATGTACCATCTGGTCTCGTTGACTCAAGAAATAAGATGGTTTTAGGGTACCTTCACAAAGCTATAAAGCCTCTTAATCAACTTAGAATGCTCGAAGACGCTGTCGTTATATATCGGCTATCTCGCGCCCCTGAAAGACGTATATTCTACATTGATGTTGGCAATCTTCCTAAGATGAAAGCTGAGCAGTATCTTAGAGACATGATGGTCAAACATAAAAACAAGCTCGTGTATGACGCATCAACAGGTGAAGTTAGAGACGATAGGCGTCACATGACTATGTTGGAAGATTTCTGGTTGCCACGTAGAGAAGGTGGTAGAGGAACAGAAATTACTACATTACCTGGAGGACAGAATCTTGGTGAAATGGAAGATGTGATGTACTTCCAAAAGAAACTTCTTAAATCTTTGAACGTGCCAGTGAGCAGAATGGAAGCAGAAGTTAATTTTAACATTGGTCGATCGACAGAGATATCAAGAGACGAAATAAAGTTCCAAAAATTTATTAATAGAATCAGAAACAAGTTTGCTGTTCTTTTTGACAATCTTCTTGAAATACATTTGGTTCTTCGTGGCGTAATGTCGCGTGGAGATTGGGAACAGGTTAAAAATAACATTAGCTACAATTTTGCTAACGACAACCATTTTGAAGAGTTAAAAGGTGCTGAAATAATGACCGAGCGACTCCGACTTCTGAATGATGTTGATGCTGTTGTGGGCAAATACTTTTCAATGAACTGGGTTAGAAAGAATGTTCTTCAAATGAGTGAAGATGAAATTCAGAACATGCAAAAAGAGATAGATTATGAAAGAGATAATGAAATGGATGACATGGTTCCTTACTCTGCTCAGCAGCAACAAGACGCGCA